TTAAGTCCTCCAGAGGGGTTTTGATATTTTTTAGCTACCATTATTTTTTCTTAACTGTCATTGCAGCTCTCCTAAAATTAGCAGCAGTAGGTGCACCTTTAGCACCTTTCTTTTTCATTTTACCACCACGCTTTCTTTTAGCATGTATATTAGCGTATAGTCCTTTTCTCATTATACCTTCTTAGCTAGTTTTTTATTTATTTTTTTTTGAACTGCTTCTGGTAATTTAGAAAAACCTTTATATTTTTTCTTCATACCATTTGCTTTCTTTTTTACTTTCATTTTACCATAATGTCCTGGCATTAGCTGTACCTCCTATATTTAGCTGTTTTCTT